ACCATTGACCACTACAAACAAAAGCCTTAACTTGATCTAACTTATAATCATCACCGCCATATTGCAGCGCATCAACTATGTATTTTTCTACGCTAGGCCATACTTGAGCGCAGTAATTTACACTGACGTGCTTAACAATCATGCTGGTAAATATTTCTCAGCTTTAATTTGTTTACCTTGTTTCGTAGTCCCCGTTCGGGCTTTACGTACTTTATTCATCATTGCATATAACTTCTTAGCACCAGCATCTGTTGATCCGTTGCCTAATGCTTTAACCTTATCTGGATGGACTACTGCCTCTCCATTAGCTACACGAGCGGGTTGTTTGCCTTCTATTGTAGTAGCAATATCGTCACTCATGCCATCGCCATGACCCATAATTGACTCGGCGCCTAAATGTCTGTGAAGGGCTTTTAATCCGGCGTCTGTGGATCCGTTACCAAAATGGCTTACCACATCAGCAGGAACTACAAAAGAACCTTCTTTTAAATGAGGAACGCCACCTGTGCTAAATGAAGCTCCAGCTCTAGGCATAGGTTGGTTGCTCATCAAAGATTGCAAACCTTGGTTAGCCACTTGTGGGGTAATGCCATATTTATTTAAAACATCTTCTAATGGGTTTTTTTGCAGGTCTGATGGCATTACATTGGCAGGAGTGGAAACGTTTCCACCAGCAGCATATCCCCACTGCGAGGCACGGTTAGGCTGATAGCTAGGAGAAAGGGTTCTACCAAGACCTACAGAAGATGCAGATACAGGGTTATATTGTGGCAAATAATTTGGCTTCATAGCGCCAGATTTTTGTAATGCTAACAAAGTAGCAATTCCAGCGCCGCCTAAAGTAGCTTTTTGAGCAAAGTTTAAACCTTTACCTGATGTATCAGTTAGGTTATTCCAGTACTGTTGATACCAAGGGGTAGTTGCTCCGGGTGCATTGGTTGCTCCTTGAAGGTCTTGAGCAGACATTCCTTGAGTAGCAGTAGCCCATTGTTCTGGTGTGTATCCAGCATAAGCGCCACTAGTTGGCTGAGGAGGAACAGTGGGGGTAGTAACAGGAGCCTGAGCTGCTGCATTTTGTACGTTTTGAGCAGCAGCTGTATCTGCTACCGTAGATGTTGGAACATTTTGTGCAGGGTTAACTGGCACTAAAGGAGCATTTGCATCTGTAGAAGCGGTAGGATAATACTGATTAGGATTCTGTACAAAAGAGTCCTGTTGACCTTGCTGAATAGCTTGTAGCTCTTGTGGGCTAAATGCGTTGGCTGCGTTATTTATACCGTTTAAAGCATTAACCCCCGTAGCTGCTTGAGATAAAGATGGCAACCCAGATCCTGCACCAGCCCCGCCATAGCTAGCCATAGCATCGGCAGAAAGACCGGCATCATAAGTAGCTGCTCCACCTTCTAAAAGAGCGCCTTCCTCAGTGGCAACTAAAGGGGCATCAGCTCCTCCTGTAGCAATCAGGGATGCTATTCCTAGTCCAGCTCCGACTGCTGGGAGTATTCCACTGCTTCCGCCACCACCGCTCATAATAGGTCCTTTACTTCAGTTTTATTGGATTTTATCATTTAAACCACAGTTCCACTAGCATTTACCCATTTTGTACCATTCCACCATATAGGATAGCCTAAAGTGGTATCAAAATAATATTGCCCAATTTGTAGCTTAATGGTTGGTCTATTAGCTGTAGTACCATAATCTGGGATCGCTGTTGCTTGAGTATAGTTATTTAGCTGGTTAAAATATAACCGCAATATGTTAAGCATCTGATTTTCAAATTGAATATCGTAAGTCTGTGGAGCAGCTACGGGTAAGTTTGGCGGCGCTGGATTTAACGGTGAACCGTTATAGGATTGATATAGTGGAATGCCCATTATCTACGCCCATCCTGACGAATATCAATACGAGGGGTTCCTAGCTGCCAAGCTACGCCCTGTCCAGTAGACTGTAATCTAATTGCCATTTGACGACCCCGAACACGGGTATAGACCTGCCCAGTAAATTGGTTAACCGTATAGGCTGGTACGCTAGCAGAGAAGTTTTGCGTGCTTTGAGCCGTAGGATTGTCTGTACTAGTATTGTATGCCGTACCAGAATTTAGACGTGGTTGGAGCTGCATAGTAACCGATGGTTGATTGGTTGTTGAACTATTAAAGTTTACGTCAGGCAACATTCTCCATACAAAGCCAAAGTTATTACCGTCTCCAATATCAAAGTCGGAAGACTGTATGTATGAATTAATCGGGGAAGTTACGCCCTGTACCGAGTTATCATCATTACCATTCTCATGGTAAAGCAATCTGCCGTTGTAATCGGCTGCGATTGGATAAGGCTGGGTTCCAGTCTGATACCAAGCAGTACGAGCCATAGTGCCGTAATACCAGCAGTTATCTAAATAGTTGTAAACCACGTATTTATCTATAGCAGTATCTTGGCTTGAATTACTTACATAGAACCACCATACCTCATTAAAGCCTTCATTTGCGCCAGCAAATACTTGATAAGATTGATTTTGATTTAAATCTTCAAATACATATTGTTTTAATGAACATGGCAAAGTTTTAACTGTACCGTCATACATATAAAAACGGTCTCGCCCCATCCAATAAGTAATATTATTGATTGTAATCATGCAGTTAGGGGACATGATGGATATATTATCCATCAAAATTTGGAAGCCCCATACATAAGGAGCGCCAATATACTGCATAGAATACAGAGCTGAATCCGTCCATATTAAGATTTCTTGACGAGATGCTCTAGCCCCCATAATGTAGGATCCGTTAGAAAGCGTATATTCACCTGATTGGTTTGTGACTATCGGAATCCACTGATACTGATTTGCTTGGTCAGACCAACGAACCGTCATTGGGTTAAATGTGGTATTAGCATTATTAGGGCTATATTGATTAGCACCAAAACAGATTACAAATTCCTGAACTTCTGAAGAAATAACTTGATAAGTGGATGTAGGTACAAATGCTCCTGCATATGAAAAATTATATAAAGATGAGCTAGTACCAGTAGTAGTCGTTGTAATTGGTACAGTTGTAGCGCCCGTTATATAAGTAGAAGCTACTTGAGTATTGGCGGGTAAGTTAGTTCCCGTAATGTACATGTAAGGATATATATACGGGGCATTTGCAGATGTTACTGTAATAGATGTCGCACTTGCGGTAAATGTAGAGGCATCTGTAACCGCTGTCGTAGAGTTAGCTAAACTACTTAAATATGTAGCATGGGTAGATACTGTGCTACTATCTTGCCAATAGAATACTGGTCCTCCACGAGGCGCAAGTACAAGATCTCCACCAAAATTATCGTTAGACCAAAGACGAAGTTGTTGTCCGATACCTGAAGAAAAGGCAACGCCCCATCCCTGAGATCCAGATTGCTCATAAACTGTAACGTTAGCGCCACCGCCAGCCATGTTAGCCGCTACTGTTTTTTGAACCACAATCGTGTAAGCGCTTGCATTAACGATACTAGCAACTGTGAAAGTGCCGTTTAAATAATTAGCACCTAGAGTGTCATATACGTTACCGGAAAGGTCGTAAGTACCAGATTTAAATCCATAGGATCCAGACGTTAAAGAATATGTAGTTGGGGTAGTAGATAACGTTAATGCGTTAGAAAAAGCTACATATTGACCAGCTGCAGTAAAACCATGATTTGGTTGAGTAACAGTAACTACGTTGCTACCTGCATTAATAGTAAATGGGTTATTGGGTAATAAATAAGGAATAGCTGGATTAATTCCACCCCAAGGACCCGCTCCCCATCCGTTACCGATAATGTAAACAGTATTTCCTGTGGGGTATTCGTATTGAGCCGTAACTGTACCGCCGCCAGAAACGGTTGCAGAAGCGACTTGTGCAACAACAATAGTGTATTGAGTAGTAGATAATACCGAAGCGATCATATAATCGCCTGAAACTAATACCCCTCCGATTGCGGTAGCACCAGAAAAAGTTACATAATCACCTGCTGATGGGCTATAAGCATTATCCGTTACTGTAACAATCGATGAACCAGATGCGGTTGTAAATGGACCTGTAAGGGTATCGGTTTTATAGATAGGGGTAATGTCGTTGTATACACCACCATAGTAGATGTAATACTTAGAACTTGTACCTAGACCAATATATTGATTGCCAACGCCTGAATCTCCATTTAACCAGTTCCAAATGGATCGGCATACACCTTGAAATTGATTGGCTGATAATTGAACCCAACCACCAATTTTCTCTGGTAAGCCAGAACGAAACCGTACTTTATCGCCGTCATACCAGCCACCCTCATTAGAGTAGATAGTACCTTCACGGTTTAGTCCGGGTCTAAATTGTAGTTTCTGTAATGGCATAAGGGTTTACCCTAGTATCTCTTTGGCTTTTTGGATTTTAGCAATTCTATCGTCCAGACCCAATGTACCGCCATTGATCCGTTTTGTCATTGTAGTGTAATCGGCAATATCAGCCAAGTCGTTCAAGCCCTTTTTGTTCCAAAACCATCCCGCACTTAAACACGCCGATTTAGGCTGTAATAGAAGCTCTGGGTTGGTTAATAAAGCAAATCCTAGGGATGCACCACAGGCACTGTAATTATCACGCCCTGTAAGCTGAATTAAACCCCTACCGTGGTATGCCCATCCATCACCCGACTCTTCGTCACCATTACCCATGCGACCCGAATAAACCTTATTAGCTATCTTTTCGGGGTTGTTTGCATAAGCTTGAGCCACCACGTCACTAGTGAATCGGCTGGGCCAAACACGCATAAGTCCAGCAGCGGAGTAATGAAGGTTTTCTTCCAAAGTTCTAAAATTATTAGATTCATGCTGGCACTGTCCTATAAAAGAAGCTTGGCGCTGGGTTGTGCTGATGTTGTACTTAATAAAAGTATCTATCAACGGTTGCAACCATTTTACGTCAATATCTAATGCAGTTAGTTGCTGTTCATTCACTATCGCTTCCAATCTTAATGCCGGTAATTAAACCAATAAAACCGCCTACGATTGTTTGAAAGGCGGGACCAACTATCTCAAATAACTTGTTGTTGTCTACTTGAGGGTCAAAAAAACCCATCATAAATACGCTGACCATAGACACTACTGTTACACATAACGTGAAAGTAGCAATTAAAGTCACCCAAGCGGCTAGCTGTTCTTTATTCATTTGACACTCAACTGCTCGTTAATCCACTGCTGGAGTGTTACGGTTTGGAGGGTTGTGGCTGCGCAGTCGGAAGCAAGTTGATTGTAGGCGGCGATTGCATCAGAGAGCTTGGTGGTTGAGGAAATGCCGGACACTGTACTGGCACCATTGTTGTTCCGCACCCCGTTAGCATAATACTGGCGCAAAAGACTAAGTTTCGCATCATATTCATCTTGAATTCCTTTATTAATTAGTGCCTGTTGTTTTTGGACCGACTCCGTATGTGCTTGAGCTTTCTCAGCTTCAATTCGGATTTGATTTTTGTAAATAGTAAAGTCCCTATCCCTAGTATGCCAGCCAGCGAAAAACACACCGCATACAAGTACAACAAGTAAACCAGCTTTGATGTAGGTTCCATATAACATTACGCCCCCGGCTCCGAGTTTTGTTTCATCATTACACTAGCCCCACCCGCACCAGATACAATACCTAATGCCGAAGCAAGTTCGGTTAAGCTAATTTGGTGGGACTGCATAACTTCATAAACTGCAATCGCAATAACGGCAATAAATCCAATAAACCAAGTCCAACGACCTAGATCATGGGTCTGATTATCTTTACCAGTAAGAAGTTGTTTAAATATTTCATTCATTTAAAATTCGGTCCATCCAGTGACAATATATTTTTCATTGCTCAACGGAGGATTACCTCTATGAGTATGAGTAAATGCGGCTGGCCAAATAACTAAAGTGCCTTGTTTGGGCTTTACTCTTATATGTTGATACAAAAACTCGGTTTCTCCACCTTCTTCTACATCATTAAGATATACCATCCAAGTAAGCAAGCGATGGCAATTTTGTCTATCAGAAGATTCGTAATGCCAAACATGATAACCGCCACCAATAGGTGTTTTTTGAACTTTAAAAGAAAAATTATTATGTGCTCCAGATTCGCTTAAAACAGCAAAATTAGGTGCATATTGTTCATTATAAATTTTCCAAAAAGTTTCATTAAACTCTTTATACATTGGACCAGCTAATTGCAAATTTACAAATTCTTCGTAGTGTCCAAAAAAGGCATCATCATCTTTTTTAATTTTTATAGCATCTTCAGACTGCATACGATTTTCTGTAAAACCATTTGCTTGCATATTGTTAAAATACTTTATTGTTCTTTCACAATATTCTTTTGAAAAAGCATTTTCGTATACACCAATGAATTGGGTCATTTAATATTTACCTTCAGCAAACACATTAACAAATACTGTGCCATCTTCTAATGCTTCAATTTCATGCCATTCATTAGCTGGCAAATTTAATGGTTGACTTGTTTTGTCAATAATATAACTACGACCTTCTAAACTAACTAAACAAGAACCAGAATTGCACATAGTTGCATGGGCAAAATTATGTTCATGCTTTGTTAAACCTTCACCTTTATCGGCAAGGTAAATATTTAACTGTGCCCCATCATAAATAAATTGATGGGTTGGGCTAATATTGATTGGCATTATGCAGTCTTTGTTCCTGTTGATGCAATTTCAGCTTTAGGTGGATTAGGTGGTTGTTGTTCATTTGTAGTTAAAACTGAACCATCCCATGTAAATCCAATTTGACCTACACCAATAACTTCAGTTAATACATAAACTGGTGGAGTTGCTGAATTTAATTCCCAAACCATAGCTGGAGTAGTTGCTTGAACTAGCATGGTTGCATCTGCTGGAGGTTGCCAAGTATTTGTATCTCCATCCCAAACAACAAGATTTGTTACAACATTGCTTTCTACTTGTAAATAATTTTGATTTGTCATTTTATTTTTCCATTACCATTCAAAAATCACAACACCTTGATAGCCACTACCACCACCAGCATTATTATTACTACCAGCAGCCACACCACCTCCGCCTCCAGAACCATAACCATTAGCACTATTACCAGCAGAAAGTCCCCCACCAGTACCAGTACCAGCACCACCAAACATTGAATTACCACCATTTCCGCCAAAACCGCCATGGTTTCCGCCACATTCACCTCCAGCCACTATACCAGTCGAACCAGTACTACCAGTAATATTAATTGTTCCGCCACTAGCAGTTCCACCAGCACCACCATTTGCAGTATTAACAGCAGCACAACTTCCATAACTGTTACCTGTGCTTCCGCCATTACAGGTAACTGTAGTAATTGCTTGGTTTCCTGATGCAATTTTAGATAAACCACCAGCACCACCGCTACCGCCACCACCACCAACAGTAACTGCAATATTAGCAGTTGGGGTTAATCCAGTTAAATAAGAAACGGCTGTTGCACCAGCACCGCCTCCACCACCTTGACCAACTCGTGTACTTGATGCCGCACCTCCCCCACCGCCACCTATTACTATTACTTTAACCGCAGTAACACCAGAAGGAATTGTAAATGTTCCGCTTCCAGTAAAAATTTGACCTCCAAGACCAGAAGTGTAACCGCCGGCAGAAATAGTTACACCGCCAGTAGAACCAGAAACAGAAATACCAGTACCGGCTGCAACAGATGTAACACCAGAGTTAGTGACAGTGACAGCACCTGTAGTTGAGTTAACAGAAATACCTGCACCAGCTGAAACTGAGTTTACGTTAGCATTGGTATTAACTGGCGCAGTAGTTTGCGTAGTTGAGTCGTTAAAGGTTAGGGTTGTACCCGAAGTTGTAATTGCCATTTATTGCTCCTATTAGGGGGTAGTGCCGGATATAACCGATGTTAGCACTCTAAGGTTACCAGATGAATCCAAGCTTGCTACGTTTGTGCCATTGTAATTAAAGTAAAGTTTTGTACCGCTAGGCGTTACATTCCATCCACCAGTATTCGCAATACCAACCGCATTTCCACTTGAGTTTCCAGTACCGCCAGAAGTAACCGCTAAAGGCGTAGTTAAAGTAACCAAGCCGCTGGCAATAGTCATAGCGGTGCCTGTACCGCCTACAAAAGCTAAAGTGCCAGAAGTATCCGAATTAATAACAAGCGAAGTTGCCGTAGTTGTGCCGGCTGTTAATATAGTTGCCATATTAGGTTCCTGATGTAGAAGCTAGCAAGTAATACGTTGTGCCACCAATGTTTACGGCAATTTTATTAGTCACAGTATTGGTAGATGAGCTTGACACGGCAGTAGAAGCTAAAGCATTACCAGATACGTTGGGAAACGTAATAACTGTACTACCAGCCGAGGCTTGGGCAGCTAGGGCTAAAGTACCGCTTGTATCGCCGCTTATTGTAAATTGAGCCATGATTATCCTTATGGTGTTCCGTTTGGAGTTATGGTACTAGCAGAAACTATAGCGCCTGTAGAACTTATTGATGCAACTGGGGTACCTTGGTAATAAATATATAACTTTCCACCAGATTCTGAAATTGAAAAATTAGTTGTTGCTAAACTATTAGCAGATCCTGAAGTAAGGCTTGAAGCAGTTCCAGTTAATCCTGTACCGGGTCCAGAAAATTGATTAGACGCCGCAATCGTAGTGCCAGTTAAAGATCCTACGTCTGTCAAATTACCAGTAACATTTAAGTTACCATTAATTGTAAAATTTCCTGCAGAACCAGTTTGGGCTGAGTAAAAACCCGTAGATCCATCACAATAAACTTGTGCAGTAGTGCCATTAGGGATACTAATGACTGAACCAGTCGAAGCGCCAATAGTGATAGCATTACCGCCTGATGTATTGTTAGTGACTACATACATTTTAGGGACTAACGGGGCAATAACTTGATAGGTAGTATTATTTGTACCTTGCACAATAAGCACCATATTGCGGGCTTCATCTAGCAAACCATTAAGATTTGATAGGGTATAGTTAGCATTTGCCATAGTAATGGTCTGTACACCAGCTACGGCTTGCTCAATTAGCTGCCAGTTAGTATTGGTCGTAGAACCCCAAATGCCCGACTGCTCACCATTCCCAATTTCTTGGATTTTTAAGCTAGTTGTATATTGTGATGACATACTTATCCCTTATTGCTGCGTATTATTAATCAGCACCCAGTTGGGGTTTTGAGTATCGTTAATTTTAAACCATCCAGTAGTAATTAGCGAGTCTGCCAAAGTAAAGTTTTCAATAATTGTATCTAAGAAAGCGCTTTGTTGGGTATTAGAATCGGCTAAATTAAAGTTTTCTTGAACAATTCCTATAAATTGAGCGGCTATGGTACGGGAATCATCTAAACTAAGGTTTTCTACAATACTAAATGTAAGTATAGAAGAAATGGTTTCTATATCAGCTAAACTTAAATTTTCAGTTCTAGCAGTGGAAAATTGAGCAATTATGGCCTCAAAATCCGCCATTGTGGTAGCTTCTATAATACTAGCCACAAATTGGGCAGTTATAGCCCTAGTGTCATTTAAGTTAGTGTTTTCGGTAATCGTATCTAAAAAAGCGCTTTGCTGGGTATTAGAATCGGCTAAATTAAAATTTTCGGTATCGCTAGCTGACGCAGCGTAATAAACCACATTAGAATCAGCTACGCTAAGATTTTCAGTATCTGCCACTGCAAACTGGGCAGCTATAGTTTCGGTTTCGGCAATACTAAACGGTTCTGTAATAGAGTTTAAAAAAGCGCTCTGTTGGGTGCTAGAGTCATTTAAAGTAAGACCTTCAGAAATAGTCTCAATAAGAATAGACGCTTGTGAATTATTGTCCGTTATGGTGTAGTTTTCAGTAATACTCTGTAAAAAAGTAGACGTTTGGGTATTAGAATCTGCAGGTTGAAAGTCTTCAGTTATAGAGAGGTTATATAGGTTTTGCCCTAATGCCGCAAAAGGGGTTTGAGCAAAGGCTGATATTCCAAACACTATTAAGCCTCTTTAATTTGAGCTTTTAATGCTTTTACTTCGGCAGACAATTCTTTAACCGCTTCAATTAATAAACCAACCATATTACCGTAAGAAACTGATTTATAGCCATATTCGCCATCTGCTGTATGGACTACTTCCGGCACAACTCGCTCTACTTCTTGAGCTACTACACCAACTTCACGCACACCATTTCTTAAGTAAGTTACGCCACGCATAGTTTCTACTTTAGTTAATGCGTCAGTAATAGTTTCAATATCTTGTTTTAAACGCTCATCAGAAGACGATACATGTGATACGGCAGTTAAAGCACCGGTAGATGCATTGTAATAAACTGCATTTGTATTTGAAATAGATGCCGTAGATAGTGTACCTGAAGTTGAGGTGGTTCCAATAACATAGTAAGTGCTAGAAGTTGTTGTTGGCGTAATTGTTGCACCACCACCTGAACCGTTAGAAGCTGAAATAACTCTACCTTGAGCGTCAACTGTAATGTTTGCAGTTGTGTACGAACCAGCACTTACGCCAGAAGTAGCTCCTGCAACAGTTACCGATCCAGATGCGTTAGTAATACTAATTGCAGTACCAGCAGTTAAAGTTGCTGCAGTATAGTTTGTACCGTTTCCAATAGGGATTTGACCGTTAGTTGGAGTTGTTGTTATTCCTGTGCCGCCGTTACCAACTGCTAATGTACCAGCCAAAGTAACTGCGCCAGTTGTCAAAGTATTTGGCGTTAATCCTGTGGTTCCACCACTAAAAGCAGTTACGCCATTATTGGCAATAGTAATTGAACCAGAACCGTTGGTAATGGTAATTGCGGTACCTTGAGTTAATGTAGTTTCAGTAAACCCTGTTCCGTTACCAATTAATAATTGTCCATTAGCTGGAGTAGAGTTTAATCCTGTACCGCCGTTTGCTACCGTTAAAGCGCTACCTAAAGCCAAAGACGAAGCACTTGCTGCACCTAATGTTGGGGTTACTAAAGTAGGTGAAGTATTTAATACTGTAGAACCAGAACCAGTAGACGTTGTTGTTCCTGTACCACCAGCTAAAACCGGCAAAGTACCAGCAGTTAATGCTGAAGGTGAAGTAGAGTAAATAGCATAGTTAGATGAACTAAATCCTGTAAGTCCTGTGCCACCATACCCTGTACCGATTGTTCCGCCATTCCAAGTAGCACTAGTAATAGTGCCGCCATAATTAAGCGTTGCTGTACCCCAAGTTACGTTAGATGCAGCAAATACACGTACACCCCACGTACCGGCAGAAGTGCCGTTTAATACACATAAAAACTGTGCAGCGCCGCCTGTAGGTATAGTTTCTAAAGTCGTACTAGCATTATCTTTTACAGTTACTAATCCAGTAGAGTTGTTAGCTACTGTATAGAATGTACCTTTTAATAAAGTAGTTGCTTGTGGTAGTTGTATAGTTTGAGTTGTGGTACCAGTAACAAGTTGTACTTGAGTAGAAGCTGAAGTTAAGACTAAAGTTCCAGCGCTTGATGCAGTAGTTGTTAATCCAACAACAGCATTATTAATCGCTATATTTCCAATACCGGGGTCTCCAAGACCACCTAAAGAAGCACCGCCATCAGCGTACAACGTCATTGAATCTGTTGTTGCGGATGTAGCGTTTTGTAAAAAGTGAATATTATTACTCGTCCAAGTAGCTAAAGTTAAATCGGAACCGTAAGATTGAACAAAGTTTGCACCAGCAGCATTTAATGAGTTCATCACGAACCCAGCGGCGGTAGCATTATAGTTTGTACTATTACTACCAATTTCCATGTACTGATTTGGGTAGTTATTAGCCGCTGTTACATAAGAAGAATATGCTGAAGAACTTGTATTGTTTGTATTTTGTAATATGACGTTTGCGTATGTTGCATCAGCACTAGCAAAAGAAGCAATTTGGCCGGTTGCAGATGTGCTATATGTTCCATCTCCTACGTTTAAAGCCCCAATATTGGTTGCTACGTTTGGCGTGTAAGAAATATTAACGTTACCATTAGCATCTCGATTAACCGATTTTTCTGCTGGATATGTAACAAATATGTTAACTGATCCGCTAAACGTGCTAACTGCAGATCCTGAGTTTGATGATGCTAAAATTGTTGTACGGGTAAGGGTTGGACCAGAAGTTGAGTATGTACCTATACCTGCTTCCCAGTTACCAGAACTATCTACAGCACCATAATAAGTGGTGTTTCCGTTACCGACAACGGCAAACGACTGATATCCTGCAACACTTCCGCTTAATGTAAAACTTACGGTTGTGTTAGCAGAACCAGTCTGTTGGACTCGGTCATACAGCACTAGAGCCATTTAGGACTCCTTAGCTAGTCGCAGTTGTGGAATATGTAACGCTTACAGTATCGCCAGCTGTTGTGGTCTTAGCTGTACCAAATGCGCCAGCGCTGTATAAAGT